ATTGTGAGTTCTGCCGTCGTTGGCGCTGCTGTGCTGGCATCTCCTGCCCAAGCCGAAGGTTTCTACCTGAACCCGGAATATAATGCCGGTTGGTCTGGCTCTAATTTCACTGCTGGAGTGCTTGACGCTCACGTTGGCTATGAGTCTGGTGCGTTCTACCTGCAGGGAGGCCCATCAGTTTTGATGGTTGATGGCGCTGATGCTGAGGTTGGATTCTCCGGCAAAACCGGTTTGTCCGCTGCTGTTGCAGACAACGTTGACATGTACGGCGAAGTTTCTTTTGCCAAATATGAATCAGCAGATGCAGGCTATGGCCTGAAAGTCGGAGCCAAGTACAGCTTCTGAGCTAGTCTCACATAGGGAGACACGCCGCCTCTTTCCTGTCCTCACACCAGGAAAGGGGCTTTTCTTTGCACATCTGATCATGCAAAAAGTTTTTAATTTGGCCGGAGCCCTTGGGTTCTTGATGTCAGCGGGAATACTTGTTGGAACGGCGGTGGTTTACAGCCGTATCCCATCAATCACCAAGCACTACATGGAAAAGCTTCAAGGTGAATTGACGGGAGTGATGGCTGACATGGTGCCAGGCAAGATCGATGACGTTATGCCTGAATTGCCTACATCAACGGGACCAGCAGTACCAGGCGGCATCAAATCGCCATTCTGATTGAGTGGCTGAAATAAACGACATTGGAATCAATGACGTAGGCGTTCCAGAAGTGCGCACTTGGTTAAACGCTCCGCCGTCAACTCCTGATGCCCCACCGGTAACGCTTGAGATTGGTGTGCCGGTTATTGACTTGCCTGCTTTTGAGCCCTTGGATTTTGATTCAGAGGTTCAACCGGGAAAAATTACACCGCCAAAGCCCAAACCACCAGAACCACCATCAACGCCAAAAGTAAAAATTCCAAGGATTGAACCTAAAACCCCTGCACCAGTCGAAGTAGAAGAAGCAAAGCCTTTAATTCAGCAAGTCGTAGAAGCTGTACCAACAATCCCGCAAGCGACAACAGTTGCGGCGTCGTCTGTGATTGGTGTTTCAGCCGCTTTAGCAACACCATTCCTGCTGAAGCTGATCAAGCCAACCGTCAAAAAGGTAATGGTCAAGATCCAAAAAGCCTTGGGCCGTCAGGTCAGGGTTGAGTCCGATTGGCAGCGGAGGAAGCTGCAGCGGGCACTACGGAAATAGGATGTGTGTGGGGCGTTGGATAGTTAATCCTTACGTCAGCACAGACTTTTGCATAGGGTGACCTAGGTGCAAAGCGGATTCCTTTGAGCATCAGTTCGCCGCAGTGCTTGAGCCGCGAGACCTCAAAGTCCAACCTCCGATTGGCTAAAACTTGTTGTTGCAGTTGAAGCTGCGTATCTACTGCGGCTTTGCAGCGTTCTTGCAATCCACCATCAAGCGGAATTGTGGCTTGTATTGACAGGCCAACGTTCCAGTTGTGGTTGTCTTTCTGCCCTGTTCTTGTGTCCTTGAAGAACAGAACATCCCCTGGATTATCTAATCTGCCGTCATCGTCTAAATCACTTAGATCGTATACAGGGTCTTGATACGAATACTGGTACGGCAGGCCCCATGATTTGGTGCGGTTGAGGTACGGCGTGACAGTCAGAGTTGGGCCTTGGCATTGAATGTTGCCGCCATAGGTATTAGTTATTGCTGTCCCTTGCATTATTTGCACGGCCTGGTTGCTTACTGATCCAGACGATGTGGCAGTTGGAGATGCGGTTGCAGAGATACCTCCAATATCGTTTGCGTTAACAGGAGCGCAAAGGATTATTCCGAGAAGGTAGAGACTGTATCTGTAATACTTGTGATTTCGGTTAGGCGTTGCACGGTCGTCCGATTGCTCAATCCTGGGCCGTGAAGAGTCTGAACAAACTGAAACGGCTTTCCTTGATTGACGACTGACCAGTTTGGTCCTTGCCCTAAAGAAGTCCATCCGTTAATCGTAGTTTCAGCGATAGGGTTAATTGGACCATCAGGTTGGATGTTGTTGCCACTAGTCGAGTATTCGTAGCCAGTAGCAAAATCCTCGCTGACGATCGTTTCAGTGACCTTACTTGTGGTTTCTGTGTGGGACGTAAGTGTGCCTTGCTTAAAGTTTGGCACCACAGGATATGCATGTGCCGCTGGAGCGCAAAGCATCAACAGCAAGAACCAGCGCATTAGTTTGCGGTAATACTGAGGATTACTTGACCTGTTGCACTGGTGCCAGCACCACCAGCGTCAATTGCCATAACTCCACCGCCTGTAATCGTTCCAGCTAAATCACCAGCAACACCACCTGCTTGAGTCAGTGTGCTGCCAAGAGAAGGCAAGCTAGGTACAACGCCTGCTGTCACTGTGGTGGCTGCTTGGGTGGCATCTCCTTCTGTATACGCTTCTGAATAATTAAAGCTAGCCCCATCATTAGTAAGGCTGTAAGCGGCAGGAGTGTAACCAACAGCGGAACCGGCAGTGAGGCTGCCAAGACCACCAACAGTGTCCAAAGTGATGCCAGAACCAGAAACGCTATAGCTGGAACCAATTCGGGTCGCTTGGGATGCTGCTCCATCAACAGATAGCTGAATTGATGATTGATGCTTGACGGTAATATCAGCAGAAGCAGGACTTACCGCAAAAAACGTTAGGCAGGATACAAAGAGAAAACGCCTCATTTTGGCTTAGACGTAGTGGTTTCTGGCTTGATTGTAGGGTCTTCTTTTTTCTTGCCATTGGCGCGTTTGATGTTGACCCCTACGGAACTCAACGTCCCAGTCAACAAACTTGCTGGGAAAGTCGGATCCATGGCCTTGACGTGACCCAAGTAATTAAGGGTCAGCATTGCAATTGACCACGTAAGGACAGCAAGTTTTACAAAATCCGCCAATGGCGTTGATTCTGATTCTTGCCCCTGTTCTTGCTTAACCTGTTCTTCTGCCATGATTGGTGCAACGCTATTGGTCGAATGGTGGTGGAAATCTGGGCTGCTGTTGCTGGAGCGTCAATAGGCGTAGCGGCTTCTGGCATCAAAGGAGCCAGCCGCGAAAGCCAGCATGGGAGGGATTCTCTGGTGCGTTTGACCTCAGCTGTCGATAATTTAGCGTCACGGATGGATGTGCTCCATGCTGATCTGAGGGTTAGAGACCAGGAGTTATTCTCTCGGATCTCAGATCTAGAGCAAAATGTTGCACGACTGGAAGGACACGCCAACAGGAATTAGACTTTTTGAACACACAGTGATCTCATGGTTTTACTACTAAAGCCAATCCTGTTCGGATTCATCAAATCAAAAGCCGTAAAACAACTGCTACTTGACTGTCTGGTCAAAGTCAGCGAGCAGACTGATAACGAGCTAGACGATGTGGCCTGCCAGTATTTAAAGAACCTGCTTTTTCCAGCCCAAAGAGTAGAGAAGTAGGTTTATGCCATCCGTATTAGCCGTCGTGATCAGCGTTTTGATCGTCGTGTTCGGCAGCGGCGCAATGTTTATGATCGGTTTTGCCGCTAGGCACTCACCATGTTCTACGGCATTATCCCAATAGTTCTGCTGTCGAGCGTTGTGTCGTTGAGTCTGCTGCCGTTCTTCAAGTGGTTTAGAGAAACACCTCACCAAATGGCAGCAATCAAGCAGTTGGAGGACTCGCTGCTTGATCAAGATTTGTTGAACGAAGACGCGGAATGGTTCCAGACCTGGAAGACCACAGGCCGCAGCGAACAGGTTTATGGAGTTCCGTATTACAACCAGTTAGACAGCCTCACTGGCTACGGCTACCGAGAGTGTTTTGATGCAGCGGCTGCGATGGTTGCTGCGTTCCACCATGCTGTAAATGGTTTGGACGATTATCGACAGATGCGCCGAAGGTTTGGCGATACGACCGAAGTTCATTCTCAAGTGTCTGCGTTGAGGGCGCTTGGTCTGGATGCTGAGTTTCGCAAGGATATAAGAGTGGAAGACATTGAGATTGAGATCGATGCTGGAAGGCCACTAATGGTTGGTTGGCTTCATCGCGGTAACTTCAATGAAGGCAAGCCCGCCGTTTGTGACAGTGACGGATGTGGTCATTGGAGCGTAATTGTGGGGTACAACAAAGACGATTTCATCGCCATGGATCCGATGGGCAAGCCATACATGGAGACTGGCGGTCATAACCCCAAGAGATCAGGTGAACTGATCAAGATGTCGCGACCTGCTTTCTACCAACGCTTTTTGATTGAAGGCGAAGCAAGTGGCTGGGCAATATTTGTTGATCGATGAGCTGGGGCTACATCACGGCGTTTTGGACGACAGTCGTGATGAACTGTGTTCAACCCGTAAATTGGCAGGCTTGTTTACCAGTGCAGGACTGGTTATTCCCGGCTATAGGTGATTACATACGGTTCAAGACAGAGGAGCCCTATGCCTCCGAAAAACGAGCCATCAATGGAATGGATGCACATCACTCAAACCGTTGAAGAAGAGCTGA